TAATTCTGATCAGTCAGGATTTAATATTGGTCGTTCAGCAGAAATTACTCAAGATGAACTTAAGTTCCAAAAGTTCATTGGTCGTCTTCGTTTAAGATTTGCTCAATTATTCTTGCAAGCTCTTGAAAAGCAATTAGTACTTAAGGGTATTTGTACTCTTGATGAGTGGGAACAGTTCAAGAATAAGATTCACTTTAACTTCAATCAAGATAATTACTTCAGTGAACTTAAAGATGCAGAAATTCTTCGTGAAAGACTTACAACTCTTCAACAGATAGAACCATTTGTGGGAGTATATTACTCTAGAGAATGGATCGAGAAAAATATTCTGATGATGTCTGATGAAGATCGTGAAGCTATGAAGACAGAAATTGATGCTGAGAAGCCTGCAGAATTAGAGCGTCAACAACAAATGATGGCAGCACAACAAGGTATGGTTGGTCAAGATGCTGGTGGTGAAGATGCAGAAGGTGGTGATCAACAGTCACAGGGTGGAGATGCTTCTGCTGAGCCTGCACAATCTGAAGATCCTAAAGCACCTAAAGCAAAGCAAGCATTTAAAACAACAACTGTTCATAGAAAAAACAAAACATTCACACGAAAAGTACCGGAAAGACTTCCGAGTAATTTTTGATAAATAAAATAATAGGAGAATATTATGGACGATTATACAGCAGATGATCTTGTAGACTTTATTTTAGGTAAAGATTTTCTCAATGCAAAAGACGCATTGAATACTATTATGTTTGATAAGGTCGGCAGTGCACTTGAAGACATGAAAGCTCAAGTTGCTGATAAAATGTTTAATTCAGAGCCCGAGGAAACAGATGACTAAACCAAGAAGTTCAAAACCTTTTAAGCCGGCTTATGAGCTCAATCCTCAGGGCGAGAAGCGTTTCGCTGATGGCGAAAAAAAATTCTTCGACAAGCACGAAGTAGAAATGACCAATGATGTAAACTATTGCGATCATGAAGATCAAGAAGATGCTACACATCAAGGTAATACTACTAAGGATAAGACTCGTAAAACCGATAAGACAAATAAGGCTAATGTCGAACCAAAGAATGTCGATGAAGAACACATGACTGCTAAGCAAAAAGAGCGTCGTGAAAAGATTGTCAAGGCTATGAAAACTAAAGTAGCCGGTTTCAAGAAGCGTTATGGCGAGCGGGCCAAGGATGTTATGTATGCCACTGCTACAAAAACTGCCATGGGTGAATCTATGGATGGTGCAACATCAGATAATCCTGGTGCAGGTTCATCATCAGTAGGTGGTGGTACTATTGATAAGTCTCAAGTAGATGCTGGTCATGTACATCCAGATAGCCGTGGTTCTACTCAAACAAAAGATGTACTTGAAAAGATTGCAATGCAAGCGGCAGAACTTCATGATAGTCTAGATGATAAAGAACTAGATGGCGATATCATGGGTCAGCTTACTGAAATTAAAGATTCTTTAGATCAAGTATTTGAAACCATTACAAATAGTGGAAATAAGTCAGATAAAGATAAGACCGATGATAGTGCACCTGATGCAGAACAAGGTCGTGAAATGAAGACTGAATCTTATAAGCCAATGAGTAAAGGTTTAAAGAATATTGTTGATAAGCATAAAGTAGGTGCACCTCTTACTATGAGAGGAGATCAAAACTAATGAAACTTATCTGCGAATCCATTACAGACGTTAAGATTATTAAAGAATCTACAGAGTCTGGAAAGAAGGATCTATTCATTGAAGGTCCATTTCTTATGGGCGATAAGCCTAATCGTAATGGTCGTATCTATGAGAGTCGCGTTCTTGCTAAAGAAGTTGCAAGATATAATGAAAATTATATCAAGCATAATCGTGCTTATGGAGAACTAGGCCATCCTGATGGTCCCGGTATTAATCTTGATAGAGTATCACATTTAATTACAAGATTAGAACAAGATGGTTCTAACTTTGTTGGTCGTGCAAAAATTACTGAGACTCCTATGGGAAATATTGCTAGAGGTATTCTAGAATCTGGTGGAACACTTGGTGTTTCTTCAAGAGGTCTAGGTACTTTGACTAAGAATAGAGAAGGCTTTATGATGGTAGGTGATGATTTTCAGTTAGCAACTGCTGCTGATATTGTTGCTGATCCTTCAGCACATATTGCTTTTGTTGAAGCCATTACTGAAAATGTAAATTGGGTTTTTGATAATGGTAACTGGAAAGCAGTTCAAGCGGCCGAAGAAATTCAAAAAGAAATAAAGACCATGACACGCAGACAAGTCACTGAATCTCAGATGGTTATGTTTGAGCGTTATATTAATTCACTTGTATCAAAATAAAAGAAATTATAAATAGTTTATAATCATTCCAAAGGAGTCAAAACTATGGCAGGTAGAAAGAACTCGAGCGAGCGCTTTATTGTTGAAAAAGAAGCATCTGATGGTATTTCCCACGATGCAGACGTACACAATGCAGGTGATACTTCTCGCTCGGCTGATAAGACCGGCGACGGCGAAACATATAATATGACCACAAAGTCAGAAGTACTTAGTGCACTGATGAATTCGATGTCTGGTATGGACCTTAATAAGCTTAATGACATTTATAAGGGTCTTAATAGCGTTTCCGGTAAGGCTGCTCGTCCAGCAGATAAGAAGGCCGGTGAAACTGCTCAAGTACATACTTCTCCTTCGGATGCTAAGGGTATGAACCCAAACGGCGACCCTGCTGATGCCGGTGGTTCTGCTCCTTATGCTCACTCGGTTGCTCTAGGTAACGGTGAAAATTCACCAATTTATACTTCACCAACTTCCGTAAAGCCATATACCGCTAAGGAAGATATTGACACTATGTTTGACGGTGATGAGCTCTCAGAAGAGCTAATGGAAAAAGCAACTATTGTATTTGAAGCTGCTGTAAACGCACGTATTATTGCAGAATCAGCTAAGTTAGAAGAAGAATTTAATTCTCGTTTAACTGAAGCTGTTGAAGAAATTCGTTCCGAAATTGTAGAACATGTTAATAATTATCTCTCTTATGCCGTCGCAGAATGGGTTGAAGAGAATGAAGTGGCAATTGAATCTGGTATTAAAACTGAAATGGCTGAAGAATTCATGCTTAATCTTAAGCAAGTATTTGAAGCCAACTACGTTGACGTATCGGATACAAATGTAGATGTTATGGCTGAAATGGTTGAAAAGATTGAAGAGTTGGAAACAGCTCTTAATGAACAAATTGAAAAGACTATGGAACTTGAAAGAGAAAATGAAGACTCACAAGTCGACTCCATTTTCAATTCAATGTGTGAAGGCCTTGCAAAGACACAAGCCGAAAAGCTTGCCGTCCTAGCAGAAGGTGTAACTTATGAATCTCCAGCTGACTTTGAAAGAAAGCTTCATGTCATCAGAGAAACATATTTTCCATCAAACAGATCAACATCCAACGCTTCTTCATTAACTGAAGAAACTGTAGAAGATGATGGCGATGCCGATCATGTTCCTACTACAGGACCTATGGCTGCTTATGTACAAGCCATATCTAAGACTGTCAAGAAATAAGATAATATAAATATAAATAACCTATCAACAAGGGAGATATAAAACATGTTTCTTAACGAAGAAATTCAAAAAAAGTGGAAGCCATTAATTGAGCATCCTGATTTAGAGCCAATTAAGGACGCCCACAAGCGTGCTACAATTGCTCAGCTGCTGGAAAACACTGAAAGAGACATGTCTCAGACCGGTGGTTTTGGTGGTCAACAAGCTCTTCTCGAGTATTCTGGTGCTGCTCCAGCAACAGGTATCGGTGGTGTTAATAACTACGATCCAGTACTTATTTCGCTGGTTCGTCGTTCGATGCCAAACCTGATCGCTTATGACATCTGCGGCGTTCAGCCAATGACCGGACCAACAGGTCTGATCTTTGCTCTGCGTCCTCAGTACGACTCGCAGTCGGGTGCCAACGCATTCTACAATGAAGCAAATACCGGACAGTCGACATTCCCAGGTGGTGCAAATGCTGCTCTTGCTGGTAATACTTCGCTTGTTGGTTATGCTAACAACAATCTCGGCGGTCTGTACGACGGTACACTGAAGACTGGTAATAACGTTGTTTCCGGTAACTCGCAACAGTATAACTTTGCTGGTGGTATGCCAACATCGTATGCTGAAGCTCTGGGTTCAACTGCATATAACCAAGACTTCCGTCAAATGTCGTTCTCGATCGACAAGGTAACCGTTCAGGCACAATCGCGTGCTCTGAAGGCCGAGTATTCAATGGAACTGGCACAAGACCTGAAGGCAATTCATGGTCTGGACGCTGAGACCGAACTGTCGACAATTCTTTCGGCTGAAATCCTTTCGGAAATCAATCGTGAAATCGTTCGTACAGTAAACCTCACAGCCGTTGCTGGTGCTATTGAAACAACCACAGCTGGTGTATTCGACCTTGACGTAGACTCAAACGGACGTTGGTCAGTTGAGAAGTTCAAGGGTCTGATGTTCCAGATTGAACGTGAAGCAAATTACATTGCAAAGAATACACGTCGTGGTAAGGGTAACCTGATCATCTGTTCTTCGGATGTTGCTTCTGCTCTTCAAATGGCAGGTGTTCTGGATTATGCTCCAGCACTCAACAGCAATAATCTGCAAGTTGATGACACAGGTAATACATTCGCTGGTGTTCTTAACGGACGCATGAGAGTGTATGTAGACCCATATGCTGCTGGTAACTATATCACAGTAGGTTATAAGGGTGCATCGGCATTCGACGCCGGTCTATTCTATTGCCCATACGTACCTCTGCAAATGGTACGTGCTGTTGGTCAAGACACCTTCCAGCCAAAGATTGGATTCAAGACACGTTACGGCGTCGTTGCAAATCCATTCGCCTTCGGAAACAACTCACAGGGTTATACACCAGGTGCTCTTCTGCAGGGCTCGAACGTATACTACCGCAGAGTTCAAGTACAAAATCTTCTGTAATAATAAAAATAAAATCAGAAGTACTTGGGGGAGATCGAAAGGTCTCCCCCTTTTTTTATGCGTGTTCTAGTACTTCAAAATTAAATTCACCGGATTCAACGGTAACACGCACCTTTGGATAATATACTGCTTCACCAACAAGCTTAAGATAATCGCGGCCGCCATCAATAGCTCCACCACCGGATGCACGATAATCATGACGATAACGTGACACGACCACTTCACCAGTATCAGTAAGAACACCGGTAATAGGTTCAGCAAAGCATGAAGATGCATCAGTGATGAGAACATTCTCTCCCTTACGGAACATACCAAAGAAATTAGTATGACCCTTAGAAGTATCTGGGTTCTCTACATAGAAAACGTCTACAGGCATTTCTTGCCAACGGCCACCATGATTAGTACACCAATAACCCATATACTTTGCATTATATCTTTCTTCAATGATCTTGATTCCTTTATCACTGAAGTGAAAGCCTTGAGTACCATTATTAATAAACATTATTTGACCTGTATTCATTGATGAAGCTATTTGCCCAGTCCATATAATCGAGTTCAATAGGATCAAGCTTTATATTTTCTTCGCGGTACTTACGCAGAAGCTCGCAAAGCTTTTCTTCTACACGATGGATTCCATCCTTTTCGGTAGGAAAATCAAACAACATTAAATCCATTTCATCCTCCATATCAACCAGTACTATCTTATTATATACCAAAAATAATTTATTGTACATAACAAAATGCTATTTTTTTATGGATTTTACATGCATTTCTGTAATTTTACAAGAGACCCAGTGGTTATACCTATCGTCTCTTAAAATAGCATCTTCTTCAAAGATAAGTTTAGTCTCATAGTAAGAACATTCAGTTCTGTTCTTACACAGCTTTACAATTTCCCGTTTGAATTGGTCTTTACCAAATTTTTCTATATCAGCAAGAAGATATTTTGAAGAACCCCAATAGTCTTTCCAGTCAGAATCTTTTCTGATCTTTTTTCTTTTGCCCTTTACGACTTTGGATCCTGCAGAGGTAAAATATTTTCTACCGATGTATTGCTTATTGGTAGGTATATGAGTAATTCTATATATGAATCCATACATGGCAGAATCTGCTTCAGTGTATGGTTCACCATTATATAACCATTCCACTTTATTCTTCGTATTCTTCTAAGTCAGACTCTTCTTGCTGAACTTCAGAACCACAGAATGGGCAATAGCTTTCATTTAATTCATTTGAAATAGAACTGACGACTTTATATTCTGCATCGCAGGTCTGACACACAATCCAGTTTTCAACTTTCATATATTATAACTCCAATGATGGTTGTAACAGGAGTAGCACTAACTACTCCTGTTATTTATCACTAGAATTATTACTTGAAAATTCTACCTAATGTGGTGTTCTTTTGAATTCTTATATCCTTATTGCTCCATGACCAGCATTCACCGTCTAAATCATTGAAGCAAACCCAGATAAGATCATGCTCAATTCCATAATCTATTAATATATGTGCTAAAGCTTTACCTTTAGGAGTAGTAACAGGAATTGGTGGATTGAGCTGTAAAAGCATTATAGAGAAAAGCCTGTAAATGTATCTGCAGTTACATCTTTATTTATTCCGCCAACAATATAAGAGGTGATCTCAGTTTCTTGTGGAGCAACCTGTACATCAATGCCCGAGATCCACTTTTGAGTCCAAGGAAGAGGATTACTAGTAATCTTATTGATCTTATTAGTAGATACATCCACAGACTTCATACGACGAGCAGCAATCCAGTCTACATAATCACAAAGCAATTCATAGTTAAGACCAATCATTGATCCACTATAGAAAAGATATTTTGCCCAAGCCTTTTCTTGATTGATAACCTCACGGAAGATATTTTCAACCTCTTTTGCGCATTCTTCTTTAATAACTGCAAAATCTGGATCTTCTTTAGGAAGAAGCTTAATGAGTTGCTGAGTTGATGCAAGATGGATATTCTCATCACGAGCAATAAGCTTGATGATTTTTGCATTACCTTCCATCTTCTTTACTTCAGCAAATGCCCATGAGCAAGCAAACGATACATAAAAACGAATGCCCTCTAGCGCATTGACTGCATTGAGGCAGAGCCATAGAGCTTTCTTATGGTTATATGTTCCACCATAATTCATAGCTGCGTAATTATATGTGCCTATTAATTTTGAAGAATTGTTTTCTTCAATAAGTGCATCATAATACTTACTGATGTCTTTAGCACAATCCACGATCTCTTCAATATCAAGAACTTCATCAAAGACCTTTGATGGATCAGAATAGATATTACGAATGATATGAGTATATGAACGACTGTGGATAGTCTCAAAGAAAGTCCAAGTCTGAATCCAGTTTTCAATCTCTGGAAGACTGCAAATGGGAAGGAATGCTATAGATGGAGCGCGTCCCTGAACAGAATCAAGAATAATTTGACGCTTCAGGTTAGCTGTAAAGATATGCTTCTCATGATCCAATAGACCCTTGAAGTCTTTTGAGTCACGTGATAGATCTACTTCTTCTGGTCTCCAAAAGAATCCCATATGCTTCTCAGTTAGCTTTTCAAAGAAAGGATATTTTTGCTTATCATAACGAGCAATATTCAATGGCTGTCCAAAGAATATAGTATTATCCAATGAATTACTATCGAGATTAAAAACTGACATATTTTTTCCTTAAATTATAACTTGCAAGATTCACAATCCACATTATCTGTTTCTCCGGCTTCTAGTTTCTTTTCTGGTTGAACATCAATTTCACCAGAGCCATCGAATGTATTGAGATAATATAATTGCTTACCACCGTACTTATAAAACAATAACAAATGCTTAATCATTTCAGAAAGAGGAATCTTTTCCTCAGGATAAAACTTAGGATTATATGTAGTATTAACAGAAATACCTTGGTCAATAAACTTTTGTAGTACTGCCATAATCTTCAGATAACCTTCTGGTGAAGTTTGATCTGGAAGAAGTTCATACTTATTCTTTAACTTAGCAATGTTTGGTACAACTTGTTTAAGTATTCCATCCTTTGATTGCTTAATAGAAACAAGACTACGAGGTGGTTCAATACCATTAGTCGAATTACTAATCTGAGCCGACGTTTCAGCCGGCATCAAAGCCATCAATGTAGAATTACGAATACCATATGATGTTGCATAACGACGAACATAATCCCAGTCCATATTATATACTGGATTTACTAATTGGTCAACATCTTTTTTATAAGTATCAATAGGAAGAATACCTTGACTGTATTTAGTATCTTGAGTCTTTAAGCAAGCTCCTTGTTCAAAAGCAAGATCAACACTTGCTTTGATAAGATAGTATGACCATGCTTCAGCATATTCATGAACAAGATCAAGATTTGGATTAGAATAATTGGTATCATTCTTTGCAAGCCAATAAGCAAAGTTGATAATACCCACACCAAGAGGTCGGCGATCCATAGTAGAACGTTCAGCCGCTTTCACTGGATAGCTTTGATAATCCAATAGAGCATCAAGAGCACGAACAGCAATAGTACATGGCTTTTCAAAATCAGCCGGCTTCTTAATCTTGCCCCAATTAATTGCAGCTAATGTACAAAGACTAATTTCACCTTCTTCATCATTAATATCCTTCAATGGTTTTGTAGGAAGATTAATTTCGCAACAAAGATTTGATTGGTAAATCTTAGCATTATTTTCAATGAAGGAGCCGTGCTCATTTGCAAGGTCAACATTCATCAGATATATACGTCCAGTATCCTTCCGTTCCTGCATGAATGCCGAAAAAAGCTCGATTGCAGGAACCGACTTCTTTCGTAGCTTTGGATTGCGTTCTGCAGATTCATAAAGCTTTCTGAAGTTGTCTGTGTCTGATGTAAAAAAGGCTTCATACAAATCAGGGACGTCTGCTGGGGAGAATAAAGTGATATTTCCGTTGTTAATGAGTCGCTCATACATCACCTTATTAAATTGTACACCATAATCTAGATGGCGAATACGATTATCTTCTGTGCCCTTATTATTCTTAAGGACAAGCATATCCTCTATTTCGAGGTGCCAGATTGGGAAATAGAGCGTAGCAGCTCCGCCGCGGACCCCGCCTTGTGAGCAGGACTTAACAGCACTTTGAAAATACTTATAAAAAGGTATAACTCCAGTATGACTAGCGTCACCATTACGAATGGCACTATTAATAGCCCTAATACGACCAGCGCCAATACCGATACCAGCTTTTTGACTGACGTATTTAACAATCGCCGAAGCGGTCGCGTTGATCGAGTCCAGCGAGTCATCCGTCTCAATGAGAACGCAGGACGAAAATTGTCTTTGCGGAGTTCTAACACCAGCCATGATAGGAGTAGGCAGAGACACGTCAAAAGTAGATATAGCATCATATAATTCCTTTACCCATTTAATTTTATCTTTTTCATAATTAGAAAACAAAGTCATTGCAATAAGCATAAATGCCATTTGCGGAGTTTCATAAAACTTTCCGGTAACTCGATTCTTTACAAGATACTTACCACGGAATTGTTCCATGGCTGCATAGGTAAGAAGCTTATCACGTTCATGATCTATATATTCTTCGAGCTCATACCATTCTTCTTGTGTATAGGCTGTTCCCAATGCTTCATCATAATAACCAAGAGACTTGACTTTAATATAATGAGTCAATAGATGCGGAGGAGTATAATTATCATACACTTCTTTACGAAGATGATAATTGATAAGACGACCAGCAACATATTGATAATTAGGGCTTTCTTCAGAAATAAGATCTGCAGCAGCCTTAATAAGAGTTTCTTGAATATCAGTAGACTTGATATTATTATAAAATTGAATTCTCGTTTTAATTTCGAGATCTGATACAGATACGCCGGTTAAACCTTCACATGCAAACGATGTGATTCTATGAAACTTTTGTAGATCAAGAGGTTGCTTAGATCCATCTCTCTTTATAACGTTAATTGTCATTCTTCTAATGCCTTTACAATATCAGGGAAATGAGTGCCGATAATATCCCAACACTTAATAGCTACTTCACGGTGTTCCTTTTGAGTACCATTACCCATACGTAATGTGCAGTAATGAATCCAACTACGAAGGGTTCCACTCATATACAGAGTGGTCTCAGTCATACCTTCTGGCAGTACTGCACGAGCTTGTTCTTTAGCAATACCATGATCCAAGGCCCACTTATAAGAAGACATTGCTTCATTCTTTGCCTTCAGTTGGAAATAATTCCATTCTTCTTGAAGACGGCGATCATCTGTCTCAATAGAATTCTGACGGTTCTTTGTATCTTGTAAACGAGCTTCTCGGGTTACAAAGTTTTCTGATACTGCATAACGCTGACTAAATTCTTGGAATGAAAATGAACGGTGTCTTAGGATCTGACGAGAAATATCTCTAGTAGTCTTGATCTCTACAACCATATGAACCATTTCCAATGGTGACCAATGTTCATTTTCTACGAGATACTTGACGAGCTTACCGGCGGTCTTAGTATTATTTTGATTTGCTGGATTAGATACTCTTGCAGCATACGCAACGAGCTCTTGTGCAGTATAACATTCTGAGTATGCAGTTGGCTTTGTTAGTCCGATAAGATTTACTTCATTCATATTTTCTTCCATTCATTAAATTTTAGTTGTGCCAAAATACCTTCATAAGTACAAGAGTCAATAATCCTTTGTACTTCTTGTGGTGTCATTCCACCAAGAATCATATCATTAATATCTTTGTATTTTAAGTCATTTGGCCAAATACATACTTTATACTTTTGTGCAACTTGACCAATCCTTTTTACAATCTCTGCATTACGAGGTTCATTATCATAAACAAACACAGAGTGCTCGTTGACTACATCAATATTTATATCCGCCCCGGCCATAGAAATACAGTTAGGAAGAAATAAAGAATCAATAGGACCTTCAACAATATAATGCTTTTTAGTCAGATCTGCTTTATCAAGACCAAAGACTTTAATCTCATCTTGAAGCATAATTGAAATATATCTAAGTTTATCATTTGGATCAAAGCTTCGACCTTGATAACCAATCAGCTTTTCATTCTTATCAAGAAAAGGAATTACAAGCCGTGGAGAATCCTTATCGGTCTTAAGCTTATTTGGAATAATAGTATTAGTCCAAGTTGCAAACTTAGAACAATAGAAAAGTCGGCTGTGTGCTTCAGGAGGAATTTTTCTATCGACAACATATTGCTTAGCAGGATGATCCCACTTTAGTTGCGAGATCTTTTTGAGCTTAAGTAACGGTGACCCTGCGCGCATATGATTAGGATGCTTGAAAGCGGGTTCTTTCTTTTCAACCGGCGGCTTATCCTTTTCAAGGAATACTTCTTGATTATAATCTTGATAATATTCCGGTGCAATATCACGAAGAAAGGATGCAATGTTTCTGCCCGCTCCACAATTATGACAATGATAAATGATAGAATCTTGTTTTTGAAAGAAAAAGCCACGAGCTTTGAGCTGACTCTTTTTTGAGTCACCACAAATTGGACACCGAAAGTTAGCTTGATATGGGTTATGAGATTTTACCTTGAAGCGATCAAGCTTCACGGAAACAAGATTAGCGTATTTTACATCGATCCAAAGAGACATAGTAGTTTACCTTCTATTATATAGTACATTATACTATAGTCTAGATAA